AAGGTCCCTGTGCGACTCGGGGGTGCCGCATGAACGATAATATATTGAAACATATTGAAAAGGCTTTGGAAATCCATAAGAAATCTCCTTATGGTGATATCTGGCAAGAATTCACATTAGAGGAATTGTTGGCATATGCTTTGGTCAAAGTGAAGAGAGCCAGATGGATAGATATAGATTTCTTGGATAAGAAATATGATGATATATATGATGGTATTAATATCCTATTATTCTGCCTTATGAAAATGGATGGTATTAAAGATGGACAGCAAGGAAACGAAGAAAAAACAAAAGAAAGAGAAATTCAAATTTAAGAGACGCATATGGTGTCCTGCCCGCTCTTGTCGTTTCAATAAGACAATGCGTTGTGAAGCCGATTCCATAAAATTAAAGATGTTCACAGATGGGCGTTTTCAATGTACCACATACCAGAAACGAAATGAAAAGGCCAGACAGTTGGATTTTCTGAGCAAAGAATTACAGGATGCATATTATGATAAACCAGAAACCACCCAACAATCTTTACCACATTGATTGGCATTTTAATGAATATGAGGACCCTGTAGTCAGATTATATACGACAGATGATGATGGTTATAGATTACCTGTGCAGGAAATACCATTACCAGTCAAACCATATTTCTTAGCATATTCTGATATTGCCCAGAATATGAATCTTCCATCTATCATAGAAATCGAAGATGTCCCATTTACATACCAAGGAAAGAAATTACTTAAAATAAATACGCCATCGCCTAGTGTAGTTCCAAGGATAAGACAATTGATAGGCATCACAAATACCTTTGAAGCGGATGTCCCATATAATAGAAGGGTGATGATTGACCTTGATTGGCGTGTGCAATTGCCTAAGAAATGGCTGTTCATAGATATCGAGACAGACCCTACAGATGGGATACCCGACGAACAACAGGCCCTGAAACGTATATTATCCATTGCTGTCAAGACAAACGATGGGCAGGAATACTTTTATTCCGATAGGAATGAGACGCAATTAATTAGAGACTGTCTTGCTTTCATCGATAAATACCCAGTCATATGTACATTCAATGGTAATAACTTCGATTGGCCATATTTGATTAATCGTTGTAGGATATTGGATATAGAATATGAGTGGTATAATCATATTCATATCGATTTGAGGGCCGTGTACAAATTTATATTATTGATACAAAGGGACATGTTCTCACTGGAGCATATAGCAGATAAAGAAGAATTACCAACTAGGAAGAGAAAAATAAATATCAAGGATTTATTGTATTATTTCGAACATGATATCAATACATTAAAAGAATATAACCTAGATGATGTTAGAATCATATATGACTTGGACAAGAAATGGAATATGGTCCATATCGTATTCAATATTGCTAATATCACCCACACCAATGTCAGGGATTTAATGAAGGTACATAAACAGAATAAGAAAGAATTCAATAACTCTGTGGCAGTAGATGGCTTGATATTACGTCTGTCTGTAAATAGAAAGGAAAGAGTCATATGGCCCACTAAACAACAATATGAGGATGATAAGGATGAACGTGAGGAAAAGTATGAAGGGGCCATGGTCTTAAATCCCATTCCCGGAGTTCATAATAACATAGCCGTTCTTGATGTCAATGCTCTGTACCCGACCATTGTAATGTCATTTAACATAGGGCCAGAGACATATAGAGATGATAATATCGGTGATATCAAATCTCCCATAGGCAGGGGAAGTTTCGTATCCACGCCAAAGAGTGTATTTTCTGAGGGTCTTTCCTATGTATTGAAAACGCGGAATGAATGGCGGGAGAAAAAGATGGAATTATCGCCAACATCTGATGAATATATAGTAGCCGATGCAACCTACAATGCCTATAAGGTTCTAGCGAATAGTATCTATGGTGTAATCGGGTCGTTCTATAGCAGATATTTCAATAAGGACATAGCCGAGAATATCACGCTGACTGGCCAGATGGTGATTAAATTCCTAGATGAAACACTACAATCTATGAATATAAGAGTCATTGGCGGTGATACAGATAGTGTATTCTTGCAATTACCAGACTTGGATATAGACAAAGCCAAGGATTTAGCGAATAAATTAACAGCAGAGACTAAGAATTATCTACATGCAATTTCTGATATATATCCATCTCATTTTAAATTGGATATCGATAAACTATGTTCTGTTATGTATGTTCCAGCCAATATACAGGGGAAGGGAACAAAAAAGAAGTATGTGGCTAGAATGACATGGCGTGATGGTCCTACAAACAAATTATTGATAAAGGGGTTTGAAATAGTCAGACATGATACAAGTGAAGCGAAGAGACAAGCACAACAAGAAGTATTGGAGAAGATATTAGATGGATATACTATAGAACAGTTATATCAATATACAGAGGAATACTGGAATAAATTAGCATCTGGTGCGTTAGACCAACAATTAGTCATGTATAAAGCATTGGGGAAACATGCAGATGATTATGAGGTATTACCAGCACATTTAAGAGCAGCACGGATATTGGAAGAACAGGGTAAATTGATAATGCATAGGGGAGAGAAGATAGGATTCATAAAGACAGGGAAGAAACCAGAGAATATATTACCCATTGCAGATGATACAATCATACAATTAACAGTGGAACAATATAGATATATATGGAACAGTCAGTTTGTACCAATGTTCAAAAGACTGGGAATTTTGATAGAGAAGAAGAGTGATGAACCAAAAGAGAAGACGAAACAGATGGATTTGTCTACGTGGATGTGAGAATATGAATAAACCGAGAGCATGTGGTTGTAGAGGCCCAAGTGACCATTATCATTTTACGGACGAGCAGATAGACGGTCTATTGAATTATTTGGACCAAGAGGAATATAATATACAGGATGGCGAAGATAATAAGGGATGGTTCAAACCATTTTTACATTTTTTGAAATATGAGCGTGGGGAAGGATGGCATTGTCAGTATGATAGGTGCGAAGAATGTGGGGATAACAGAGAATGTGGGGGGACTTGATATGACAAGGGGGCGACCCAAAGGAAGTGGAGGATTGGAGAATAAGAAGATATGCCCATCCTGTTATAAGCACAATGGAGTATGGGTCTTGGGGCAGACAGGTAATTATACGTTCTGTGCCTTCTGTGGTCATCGCCTATACCCTCTTAAGAACGTATTAGGTGAGGAATACATGGCTAAATTTAATCAGATGATGAAAGATACAGCCTGAATTAAATGAGGTCTTAAAACGCCCTAAAATAGACCTGTTATACATACTTACAGTGTACTAAAATGTACATTGTTGTCTAGAATAGAAGTATATATTACGTCAGACCTAACAACACCCTACGGTCAAATAGAATGATAATCAGGTTCATATTCTTGGTTTTCACGAAACGATCCCCCAATGAGAATGTGGCCGAACCCACTTTCTCGTCTAATGTATTGAATATGTCTATTTTGGTCATATACGTATTTGTAGTGAATGTCGTCGGAGTATCCTTCTTTTTGAACTCAAACACATGGACGCCAATATCTGGGACATTATACAATCTTGATTTGAATTCAGTTGCACCATAATAGATTTTTGCATATGATATAGTACCAATAGAACTACCTGTTCCTAATTGTGTGTCCATTATAACCATATATTTCAGTGTTTTGGACAATGTTTCCGTTTCATCCATCGTTGTATCGTCTTCTGTTTTTTCTTTGATTGCCTGTATATAATTTATATCTAATGCCTTAATTTCAATACTATTGATTTTTGTTGTATGTGGCCCGATTACAACATTATCTATATTATAATAAGACCATTCATTGATGTTTGTATTAGGGTCTAGAACGTAAATAGATTGACCAAGCAAGAACGCCATTTGATTTGAAACTTGGAAAGATATGGTTTCCTCGAATTCTGTATTTAATAATGCCTTCGCTGCAAGATATCTATCTTCGCTTTGTTTCATATTTCCTACTTTTCTGAATGAAACACGAGGACCAAATTTATCATATAATTTAATATTCTTAGACGCAGAAATAGGAATCTTATTATTAAAAGATGATGATTTTTGTGTTTCTTCAGTTACAACACCAAGATTCACTATTTTATCCAATTCCCCCTCCCGAGATAGATTGTCATACCCAATGAATATTTCTTGTAATGGGTCCTGACCGACATTAGTGGCAAAACCATCCTTGAAACCATAATAAACAGGGCCTTGATATACATCATCGATATCCACATAATTAGTTTCTGGGAATTCCAAGGGGTCTGTCCCTTTCGTTAAAGACAGAATCAATCTGAATTTTATATTCGAAACAGAACCAGATAATTTAGTATAATCTGTTGTCGTTGGTGATATGGAGGCAACTGTGCTTCTCGTTCCACCACCACCATAATCTTCCTTTTCTATTTTTACTGTCCAACTTACATCGACTGTATTTATCTTGCACCATGCTGAAACATCTCCACTCCAATTATCTATGTCCTGATATATTTCCACCGTTTCTGATGCTGCTATCGTCCCAATGCGTAAACGATAAGCTCTGCTGCCTGTCCTTGCAATTCCAATATATCCATCATTGATGCCATTACTGCCCACGGATTGTCTATATGTCCAACCCGTATTTTGTTCCATCGTACCATTATATAATGTAGAACGGGTCTTTGCATCCTCGATTGTTATTATATTACTATATTTATTGATATACTGTGAATTACTTATATTACATAGTTTACGTATATTCTCTAACAATGTATTACCCTGTGCGTAATATAGACCAATATTTTGTGTTGTCGATCTCCCAGAATATTGTCCTCTTAGTCTTTTTGTTTTCCGTAATATGCGTTCTATGATATTTTTCAATACCATTGATTTCTTTGTATAATAATAACCCATCACAATATGATTCGGCAAGTTGAAAATAACCTCATTTTGACTACCGCCGGGAAGTAAAATCTCAGACCAATTAAACTTATCTGGACTTAATCTCCATTCTAAATGCCAACCTAATGGGAGTGAGAATTGAGCATATGATACATCTACAGACGAGGAAGCATTATCACCTGTATATAAAAATAATAATTTTAAATCACCATAGTTTTCTATCGAATCTGCTTCGGCGGTAGATAATGTATACGAATAAGTAGCAAAGGATGTTGTCAATGTGGGCGTATAAGAGGCTCTAATAGACGCCCCTTCAACCAGTCTAACAAGGAGTGTTATTGTTCCAATTGCGCTCTTTCTTGCCCTAAATGTAAATGTATGATTTATATTTGTATTTGGATTCGCAAGATTAGATAACAATACGTTGGCAGTATCTGCTGTTTTGATTCCACTGCAAGTTATAAAATCTGCATCACTAATAACCACATCATCTATTTTTTGGTACAGGGGAGTTGTTGTCCATGTACCCGTTGATATATCACTAACTGGAAGACCCACATAATTATCTGAATATTTAATCGTATACTCAGTATTCAATTGTTCTTCAGAACTTTCATCTAAATCGTCATATACAATACTCTTAAGAGCAGAAAAATATCGATACCAAGAATCTATCCCTCCAAGATTATCATGGACCTCAGTGTTTATTTCAAATTCTGCGTTAGAAAACATGATTCTTATTAGTGGAGGGGTTCCAGCAACAAAATCTGTCATGAATGAAAACCAATATTTTGCATTTTTAGTTAATTCCTCATTCCATGTAGCACCTGTCAAATCTATGGTTATTGGCATGAAATCGCCAATATTATCACTTGTTGTAAATGTGTGTGTCTTTGAAATAATAGTACGGGCTGTATCGGGTATGTCTTTAGCATCTGTACTTGTGTTTTCTTTATTTCCATATAATTTGACTAAAAGATGTTGTGTTGATAGATTTGTTAAATTTACATTAAGAAAAATAGTGATTGAATTTATCCTTGTACTTTGCGCCGTAAAAGCAAAATCCACTCTATTCGTATTACTTAGATTCGATTCAAATATTTCACTGCCCACAGGTACACTAGAACATCCCTTATTGATACCGACATATATATTTTCTACATTATAAGTTGAATCTAATAATAATC